AATCGCGGAAATTGCACAGGCCCCCGATGCGGATGCCAAGGGTGCTGCGAAAACCAAGCTCAATAACCTGTGTCGCCCGTGGAACAGCAAAACTGCCGATTGCAGCCTTGAACAGATGCGGAGCTTCAGTTGCTGATCGGCTGTCGTTTATGTTTGCCGCTCCTCCGCTGCCTGCTTTGACGCAACGCAGAGTCACAGTGATTCCCTGACCGCCGCCGATTGGGTCTTGATCCATCTCGGACGAAAACACCTCATTGTCTGGGGAGCGCGTCTCGCACACAAATAAAGCAGTGCCGAACTTGTAAAGGTCGCCAACGGTCAGCGAGTCGTCCCAGGTGTGCTGCCGTCCGGCAACTGATTGGGCCACGTCGCGGCAAGTCTCCTCATGGTCTGGACCTTCCTGAACGCCAGTAAAAGTGGTGTTGGCGTCGCTGCTATTGCTGAGCGTGTAGGTAATCGTGTCGCCAATGCTGTAATTGTTGCCCCCACCAGTAACGGCTGAGCGGCTCCCAAATTTGTAGTTGTACTTATCGCGCTGTGCTTGGGCTACGCCGTCTGTGTTGCAAAGAATCCGGGTGTCCGTTTGACCGGCTGGCTCGGTCTTGATGACAACCGCAGGACGAAGCTGAGGATTGACGCGGAATCCCAAGCCGTTACCAATCAGCTGATAAACGCCAAAGGTTGTCTGGGTGCTGGGCTTGAAGGCATAACAGAAGTCAGTGGTCCAAGCGTTATTCAGACCACGAATTTGGAAGACATCACCGCCGCCGTCGTTCTCGGCATTGCCTGGGTCATTGGCAGCACTGCGGCCAGCGACACGATCTTCGGCTTCAATTCGTCCGCCATCGAGGCTTGCATAGAAGGTGACGCGGCTTGAGGCGGAGTTGCCGGTGGTGAAGTCGTAGCTACCAAGAATGTTGTCGCCCAACGCAAACTGCGTGGCATCGATCTCGTCAATCGTGCCTTCGCCCATCAGGAAAATGGCGCGGAGCATTTGACCGCCGCCTTGGCTGATCATTTGCGACCACAGCAAATTCGTGTTGATGCGAACGCCGCCGTAGGTCACACCTTCAATTGTTTCCCGCTTGGCATAAACCAGTGGAATAGTGCTGCCCAGCTCAACGACGTTCTGCAGTGAGTCAAAACCAGCCTTCGGTGCAAACTCCGCTCTGTTGACAACGTTCTGTCCGCCTTCAGATGTTTGGCGGATGTCAATCGGTTTATTTGGTTGCTTTGGCCTGAAAAGCAGTGCGGCTGCGGCAGTAAGCGCCACGCCAATAACCAAATAAAGAATCAGCAGGTCAATGCCGATATTGGTGATCGTGCCAGGCTCAATCCGGCCACGTTTGATGCACTCTTTGACAAAACCGCGATACTCCGCCTCGCTCATGCCGAGCAGGCGCATCAACTCACGATCCTGCGGAAGGAGAGCGATTGGATGGCCTTTGGGATTCAGCATCAGACGAAGGAAATCGTTCCAGTAGCAGGAAGCGAGCCGACTAAAAACTGGCTCAACGTTCGCCTGGGCGCTTGACCTGCAACAGCATCAAGCGGACTCCCAAGATCTAGACCCAGCCTACTTCCGTCGTGCTGGTAGGCCGTGATTTGGAACGTTTCGTCCGTGTAGTTGCCGGTTTCTTCGTAAGTGTCTGGGTCCAGCCAAACCGTGCGGATCTGCACCACCCAACGCTCATCCGCTGCTTGCTGGACAAAGTTCAACGACAGTTGGTTCACAGCAAAAACCAGCTGTGAGCTGATGTTGCTGCCTTCCAGGGAAACAGTCGTGCCAGTAAAGCCGAAGCCGGAAAAGGTGTAGCTGACACCGCCGTAGGTCCGGGCCTCTCCTACATGGAAGTTCTGGAAGGCGTAAGTAGTGGCACCGCCGCTTGGGAGGAAAAAGCGGATGTAGGTGCCGATCGCAACTTCAGCCATCGTCAGATACCCACCGAGCGGCGAGTGCCGGGATTATTTTTCAGTGCTGCCAACGTGCGTGCCTGACCCAAGCGTGCGCCCTCTTGTGCTGCAACCCGTGTTGCCTGCAGCATATTCTCCTCGGTCACGAAGGGCAGGTCACCCGAACCAACACGGCTGTAGCGAATTTCGGTGCTGGTGGCGCCGGAAGTCAGCAGGCGTTCGACCTGACGTTCACGGTTGAGGGTGGTGACCGAGTTCAAGGCTTCACGGTTTTCGTCGAAGGCTGCCGATCCACCGCCGCCACCGCCGATTGCACTGCGGGTCGCCTCAAACACGTCGTTGGGAACGATCATTCCAGGCTGACCTGGAACAAATAGTTCGGGACCTTCCTCACCAACAATGCTCGGCTGGCCAACTGGTGGGTAGCCGCCCTCGGCAAACTTAAACGGTCCCGCACCCGTAAAGATTCCTTCGCCTGCAAGCGTGCCTTCCATGCTAAAGCCGGGAAGTCCGCCACCGCCAGGGGTTGGCCCCATGATCATTTTGAAAATGCTCAGGATTAACTGCTGGGCCAGTAGCTGAGTAGCCATATCAATAAACGCTTTGCCGATGTTGGCGAACATCTGCGAGAACGCTTCCTCAACTGTTTGAGTTCCAGTGACAAGGCCCGTAATGGCATTGCTCATTGCAGAACCCAGTTCCGTTTCAATGGCTTGAGCAAGTTGGACAATTTGGCCTTCAGTGTCGTTAAGTGAATCCTCCAGCTGCTTCATGTACTGGCGTATGGGGCGTTGCTGTTCTTGACGGCGCTTGGTTACATCCGCAATCTGCTTTTGCTGTTGAGGCGTAAATTTGTTGCCCTGCGCTTTGCGGATTGCTTCCTCTAATTCCAGCTGATTTCTTTGTTCACGTGTAATTGCTTCTTCATACCGAACTTCGTATTCGAGAGATTTTAAAGTCTCCTCAAACGATTTTTGACGTTCGTTTTGCTCAATAGCGCGTTGCAGATCAAGCTGCAAAAGCTTATCTGTGGCTTGGTTTTCTGCCAAAGTTATACGGTTAATTTCCTCAGCCGTAGAAAACTTTTGCGCTTTAATTCGAGCAATTTCACCTTCAAGTTCGGCTTCAATTTTTAATATGTTAAGGCGAAAAACTTCATCGTCTAATCCTTCGGCTTCTGCAATTACAAGTTGAGTATTTATACCAACAATTTTGTTAGATGCTTCAACTTGGGCTCGAAGCGTATTCAGCTTTATTTGTTCCTGCTGTAGACGTTTATCTGCTTGCTGTGCTTCACGCGCAGCTACCTCCGCTTGGCGTTGCTTTTCTTCTGTTAATTGACGGTTTGCTGTTTTTATCGCATTATCGTATTTTAGTTTTGCAGCAGTTTTACGCTCTTCACGCTCTGCAAGACCGATTTTTCGTTCGTCTAAATCTTCTTTTATTCGAGCGAGCTCATTGTCATATTCTTTTTGAGCAATTTGTTTTTGCTGAGTAGCATATGCCTCCGCGTCGTTTTTACGGCTAATACCGCTTAATTTTCCCCGTTCCTGTAAAAGTGCATTGCCCCTTTGAAGTTCTGCAAGACGTGCTTGAGATGCTTGTGTAGTTGGCTCTTCTTGAACTGGAGTAGCAAGACCAGGGATACGTCCAAAATCCCCACGCAAGTTTTGGAAAAACTGACTTGCGGCTAGTGCAGCACCATAAAACTCAAGTGCTAATTTTTTGATCGAACGGCTGTATTGATCGCTCTCCTCGCCAGCGCGGCGTAATGCATTAGCGCCGGCTACGCCAATCTGGTCCGCCAATACACGCTGGGCTTCAGCAGCCGCAGCAGCTGTTTGACCTGATTCTTGAAGATTGCTGATTAAACGTTTTGTAGTGGGATCCAAATATCCCAAAGTCTGTTCAAGGAATCCTGCGGCATCTCCACCTTCACGAAAGGCTTTAGCAAGATTTTGGGTAAAGAGAGATAGTTGATCTAATTGAGTACCAATAGCACTCAAGAAGATTTGTCCTCCAAAACCGTCACCAAACAGCGAACCTAAAAGGCCGCCGCCGACTGCACCGGCACCCCCGCCAAACAACAGTGGGAAGCCTGCGCCAAGCAGCAGATTTTCTCTAAACTTGGCTGTCCGACGTGCTGCTGCTTTTTCTGCATCCTCAACTCTTCGGATACGCTTATTTTCTGCGCGGAAGTATTCATCAATGTTTTTCTGATCCTGTTGTGCAAGATATCTTTTACGGCGTTGAGCTGTGTTATAGCTATTAAGTGCTTTAGTCTCACGCAGCTTTTCAATATCCTCGATTGCTGCGCGTTCTGCTTTTCTGTCCGCTTCTACGCGACGGCGAACTGCGCCCCCGGCAGCTTGACTGAACTCTCTAAACCCAGAACCACCCCTGCTTTCTTGACTGGTACGGACGTTTATTCGGGTTTTGTTGTAAATAGCTTCTTGCTCTGCCCGCTGTTGACGCAATGCGTCTGCCTGACGGCGAAGAATAACAGCTCGGGTTCTTTCTAGCTCAACTTGGCGCTTTGCAAGGCGCTCATACACCTCAACGTTATATGTAATTTTGCCCCAGGCGTTATCGACTCCCCGAAGAGCGCGATCTATAGAATTTAGAGATCTAACGTTAGCTGTTAATCCTGCAGAATATTGTTTGAAATAGGTATTTATATTTTCCATCACCTTGAGTTCTTTCTCAAGGGTTCCGAGCTGTTTGTCAAACAGCCCTGTCATTAATAGGACCGAGGCTAATGCACTCTTAAAACCTTGCCCAAATTTATTGACAGATTGAACAGCTTTTTGTATATTGTTTTGTAATTTTTGCGTCTCGGTAGCAGCAGCTTGAACACTGCTTATTTTTACGTCTACCTGTTGTATCTTTTTGAGACGCTCTTCAATTTGGCGCAGCTCGCGGTTGAGCTGCTCGACCTTGAGCCGAATCTCAATGGCCTGGGTATATGTGTTGGCCAAGGTCCGCTACGCCTACCGTTCCAAGCAGTCTAATCGCACAAAAAACCGCCGACTAGCGGCGGCGTTTCGCTTTTTCCATCTCCTTCTGTTGATCCTCGTTGAGGATCTGGAAGTAGACGCTCCAGCCGACCAGCTCCTCGGTCGTCATGCGTGACCGAACTTCGTTCAGAGTGAGCCCCAATTCTTTGGCAACGCCAAACTGGAGCATCAACCAACTGTCTTTGCGAAGCTCGGTCGCTAGTTTTTTAGATCCAGCTCTTCAGCGTCGTCTGTGATGACGGCAAGCATCAAGGCTTGCAGATCCTTGTCCTTGACCTCGTTTTTGAGTACGTCGATCTCACCAGCGGCAAACAGTTTGCTGCCGTTTTCGTCCAGTGCCTTTGCAATCAGCAGTTGGAGGGCAAAAGCGTTGGCGTCATCCGACTTGGCTTGCTTTTGAGCACGCTCGCGCTCAGCAGCAGTCAAAGGAGTGACCCACATCTCAAATTCACTGCCGTCGGACAAAGTGACGACTTTTTTAGTGGGCTCTAAATTTGCTGCCTTTTTCAGGCGGTCGATAGCTCGAATTGGGACAGGCATAACCGTTTGTGGTTTGTTCTACTGTAGCGGACTAGAAGCAATAAAAAACCCCGGCTTTCGCCGGGGCTCGTCCCCTGTAGGCAGATTATCAAGCAGAAGTGCTGAAGTCGAAGGTCGGGGTGCCGGAAGGACGGAAGTTCACGGTCACAGACTGGGCATCGTCGGGGTTGATGTTTAGGCTGGCCGAAGTCAGCACTGCATCAAACTCGATCGAGCGGCTCAGGCTTTCGCTCAAAGTGCCACCGCTAAAAACTTGATCGGTGTACAGCTTGAAAGCGGCGCCGGTCTGTTGACGCTGGAGCACGTCCTCAATCATCCGGTTGGACAGAGCAGCATCCTCATTGGTCATGTAGACCGTTGCGGTGCCGGTGCCATCACCGAAGCCGGAGATGTAGCTACGGAAAGGAACGTACTGACCGGGGGTTTGACCGATGGTGGTCACGTCGATTTCAGCACGGCTGATTTCGAAGCTCCAGTCGCGGACTTGACCGACAACAGCGAAGGAGGCGTAAGCAACCTGGAACTCGTTAGGAGCAACAGCGGTGCCGTCATCGGTAATGTCAACAGCAGTACCGCCAGCGGTCGCAGAAACCTGCAGCGCACCAGTGTTAGCGGTGTAGCTGATGACGTAGTAGGTGGTTGACAGCGACAGACCTGCGGGCAGGGTGCCAGTGCCGGAACCGCCGGTCTGGCTGTTGATCACGCTGAACTGGACGGGATCGCCAACCTTCAGGTTGAGGTAGGTCTGCACCGTGATGGTGTCAGTGCCGATATTCACGTCGGACTCACCGAAAGATCCGGTGGTTCCAGCGGGTTTGTAGTAGAGGGCGCCGGACGTGCCGGACAGAACGGTGGTGGCCATTGGCTTACCAGAGACGACTAGTGGGCGGGCACTGCCCGGCTTAATACAGGTTAGCGCTTGTTTCTAAACACTTCCTACGACAACACAGTCGCAACGTAGGAAGTATCAATACGGCCCACAAAGTGTGGTGCGTCGTCCGTTGCGGAAAACGTAGGACCGTTAATTTCTCCAACGCGGAAGAAAACGCCGCTAGTGGTTTTTGCGGTGTCGTTCAGTGTCTCCAGTACGTTGACTGCAGTAGTTAGTAGCGTCTGGTTGCGGGCAGGTCCGCGTCCTTTTTCCGTAAAAATGCGGATAACAATTGCACCACGAGCGTTATCGACACTGCTTGTAAGCGTGGGCTCGTTGGTAATGCCGAAAGTAACATTGACGCGAACGTACTCAGTAGTTGTGTTGGGTGGGACGGCTGTAATGTTGTCGAAATAGACAGGAACAGCAGGACTTAAACCGCTAAATGCAGAAAGCAGCGGGTTTTCGACGGCAGCGCGGATGGCTTGATAGTTCATTGACCAAACCCTCGTGGTTTAAAGGTGCCGAAACCACGTTTGGCTCCGGTGCCTAAATCTTTACTTAAAGCACCGCCATTGATGTAGGTTACGTACCAGTCCAAAGGAGCTGTACGGCGATTACTTTGCGAACCGTTTAAAAGTTCACCACGTCTTCCATTTTCTGGACGCTCGCCTCTATCAATACGTTCTGGTTTTACAGGACCTTTGCGTAAACGCTCAGTAGGAGGGTCAAAAGGCACTAAATCCTGTGCTTGGTCCGCATAGGACATACCATTGACAATGCGGTATAAAGTTCCGGCCTTAAACCGGGTTACCGGGACGTTTCGTAAATCGTATTTGTACTGACTACCCTCACTTCGATGTCCGCCCGGTGCCTGATTGGCGGCAATTGCATACCAAGCGGACGAGTACTTACCTGTCCACAACGGTCCCCTCGCAGACAAACTGTTCATAATATCTACAGCAGCATTTCTTGCTGCCTCAACAGCGGCTTGCTGTATATCGTTGACCATAAATTTAATGTCGCGTTTGGCCATTACTGGGGCCTCACGATCAGGGTGTGCATGACGGGGTTGTCACCTCGGTAGCTGGTGATTGCGACGATTTTGGCTTCGCGGGTGACGCCAGCTTGGGTGTACTGGATGCGGTCGGCTTCAGTCGGGTAATAAGTGCCAAGCTCGCTGGAACCGATAATGACTTTTACGTCGGTGGATTGGTACAAGCCTTCGGACTCGCGGGGAGTAAGGCGCAGAATTACGCCTTTCACCGTGACGTTGGTGTCCGCTCCGGTAACGGCACCAGTTGTCGGGTCGTAGGTGCGGGGCGTCGTGGTCTTGATGTACGTGATGTCTTGGCCCCAGTCAGCAAGGATCGCTGTGGGCAATGGGGCAAACGTGGTGTCGATTAGGCCCATGTCACCCCCGGAATAGGCGGACCGCGTAGTTGGTGGCGCCGCCCATGCAGTACGGACCTAAATACGTTTGCAGCCAGGGATAGAGATCGAAGACGTTGTTGACCATGCCTGGGGTCATGGAGCTGTCTTTGTATTTGACCTTTAGTTCGCCCAGTTCGACTTCGTCGTAGAGGCCGGTGGTGCCAGTGCTGCCGGTGATGGCGTCAGTGTCGTTAGCAAACGCACGAGCCAGTTCGTAGGTGGCGACTTTGATTCCCGAAGGAATCAACGTGCACGCCAAGGCAATCCCGTCAACCTTGTAGTCCTCGCGGGGCCATTTCAACGCTTGGGTTTCGGTGCAACGGTTGCCGTAAAAGCTCAGCGCGTCGATCCAGCGGGTGGCGGAAATGATGGCGCGGTTTTTCTGGTCGTCGGTTTTGTCCGTCCAGGTGCTCGAATCCGGCACCGTTTCGAAATAGGTGTTGGCTTCCGCCAGCGTCACGTAGCTGTTGGCCGACGCGCCCTTCAGAGTGGCATCAATAGTCGCGGCCACAGTTACATCAATCTTTGTTTGAGTCTAGCGCCGCTACGCGATCTTCTCGCTTTGGCTGCTGGAGCAAGCATTTTTGCGTGGTAAACATGTGCTCCATCCATTTCAAGCTCGGCAACACGCTCTAGGTGGTCGCCGTAGGTAATGTCCTCGTGCCAGCGGCGATTATTCTGTAACACGTAGAGCCTTACCAGTTTCATGCCCGCTCGCAAAATCTCCGACGCTGAAACCAGCGTAAAGGTCGCAGCACCTAAAACCAATCCTGCTCTTCCTGGTAAGGAAGTAAGGAAACTTGAAGATGTTGCACTTGAGGTGCGGCGGCTTCGGGAAGAAGAAGGTCTTGATATTGCTGCCATCGGTCAGCAACTTCAGGTCAGCTACGACGTGATGAACCAGCTCATCCTGCAGTCGTACAAGAGCACCATGAACACTCCTGCGGTGTTTGAGGTGCAGGAAAAACTTCGCCTCGGTATTGAGGAATAGGCAATAAAAAAGGCCCCCGTTTGGGGGCCTTCTGCTTGTCCTGAAGATCAGGAGTAAGCGGTGGTGTCGAACGGGGTGTTGACCAGCAGACGGGCCACAGGGACCATCTTGGTGGTGCTGAACACCAGGTTCCAGGAAGCGGTAGCTGCCAGGTTGCCGGTGGTTGCGGCGTTGGTGGGGTTGTCGCCAGAAGCGGCCCACTTGGTGCCGGTGATGTGGTAGCCGTAGTGGTAATCCACAGCCAGCACGTCCTGCATGGACAGGATGTTGCGGTCTGCAGCAAGGCGCAGATCCTGTTGGATGCCCTCGCTGACAACGCCAGACTTGAACAGGTAAACCGGATACTTCACCGCGTGGGTGGCAGTACCGCCGGTCAGATAGGTCAGCTGGTCGTCGATGACGACGCGCATTCCAGCGAAGAAGGGAACTTCGGTGGAACGGATGCCGACACCGCCACCACCCCAGGTCACGGCGCCAGAAGCGGCCAGTGCGGAGGTGCTGAAGGTCAGCATTCCAACCTGTTGCAGGTAGTAAGCAACGTTGGAGTGCATTGCGATCGAGTCAAGCTCGTCGCCGCGCTCACCAAGCTTTGCTT